CTTCGTTTAGCAGGTCCACGCACTGGAAGAGTGGTGGTAGTTGTTGTAGTTGTTTTCTTCATGGGTTTGGTTGAACGTTTCATTATTTCTTTCAACGTGGACAAACCTGCGCGCAGGGGTTCGTACGATACGTCTCAACTTTTCATAGCTAACATAACTGTTAGCTTGTGGTAAAAGTGAGTCGTATTTTCTTAACATCTCAAGAGCGTAATCTGAACACGTTCTACCATAATGGTCTTCGAGTGAACCTGCAGGAGCACCTGCAAATTCACGAGCGAAGGAATTTAATTTTTGGAAATATTCAACTTCACTACCTGTGGTATACTGTATGGAAGATAAAAATTTTGGAAGATTACAGTAATAAGGTATGAAACCAACAGACTCTTTGTGAATTTTCTTGGATAAGAAAGACATATCATTACATAACGAGCCACGCAACGAAGTCGTTGCATGACCACCAAGTTTACAAACAGTCTCGAAAACTAAAGGTTCGGGACACTGCATTAAAGTGTCGTCACCCAAACAAACAAAGGGATAAAATTGCAAATGAGTATCATTACAATTTTTATATAACAAAACCAAATGTGTTATAGCATGAAAGAACAGGCTGTGTATAGTATTGATCAAAATGGTCAAAGGACCACCTGACATTTCACCATTAGTGAAATTATAAACTTTACCGTGAGCACCAATAACTTTCTTATGTTGAAATATCTCATCAAAGCACCATCGAACTATTGACTCTATATCAGGATCTAAATCCTCACAATGCATGAGTATGTAATTGATTAACCAATCTATATAATAGGCACCCATGTGTGAATCTTGTTTGACCATGTCACATTCTTGAGTTTCAACATCTAACTTAAAGTTTGCTAAAAGAGAAGTCCAAGTGGAAACACTTGAATCAATAGCAAAGCCAGTAGGTGTTAGAGGTTGCTCCTTTTTGAAGTAATCATAAAGCCAACCAAGATATTTTGTCGTACGTAACCACAAAGTAACTTGTGGTACAGCAATAGATCTAGTTGCTTTGACCGAACCATCAACAATCTCACGTAACTCATCTTTTAAGAAAAGTTTGGTAAAGACAGGATGTTGAAAGAAAGGAGTGTTTAAGTATTCATGTACTGAAGCAGCATCTTGCCTAGCCATAGTTTTTC